CGAGGCCAACGAGCCGGTGGTCGAGCCAATGCCCCAGCGCGTGGATGAAGAACGCCCCATGACGGCCAGCACGATCAACCGCGCCAGTGTGGTGGCGGGTGGTACTGCGGCATTGGCAAGCGCCACAGAAGTGGTGAACACGGTGTCGGGCTTCAAGTCTTCACTGGAGTCGCTGGGTCAGTGGATCGTGCCGGTGTTGCTGGCTGTGACCGTGGCGGCTGCGGCTTATGCGGTGTACCAGCGCGTCAAACAGCGCGAGGAAGGCTGGGCGTGATGTGGTGGACGCTGCTTTCACCACGGTTTGTTCTTGCGGCGCTGGTCGCCGCCTTGTGTGCTGGCACTGTCTGGTACGCCTACAACAACGGCAGGCAATCGGGGATGTCGCAAGTCCAGATCAAATGGGACCAGGAGAAGCTGGCGGTGCTGGCGGTGCTGGAGGCGCAGAACCAGGAGCTGATGAAGGCCCGCCAGCGCGAGCGGGCTTTGCACGCCCTGATGGACCGACAACGCAAGGAGAGAGCCCGTGAAATGGACCGCATTGCTGTGCTGCACGCTGCTGAGCTTGAGCGGTTGCGCAACCGGCCCGAAGCCCGTGCCGGTGATGGAGGTGTGCCCGAGGGTGCCGCCGCTGGAGTCGGTTGCACCGGAGCGGGATTGGCAGGCCCAGATGCAACTTTTCTTGCAGGGTACGGTGCCGACGCAGCCCGACTCCAAACTGCCCTCAACGAGTGCCGAGTGAAGTACGAGGCCATTCAGCAGTCGCAATGACCACTGAAGTTGTCACGCCCACCAAGAAAAAACCCCGTGGCAAGCCGCTGCCCGTGGGTATGCGCAAGATCAACGGCGCGCGCACGGACGATGGTGTGACCGTTGTCCAGGAGGCGTATTGCCGCGCCCGGGCCATGGGCATGTCGATTCAGGAGGCGGTGACGGCCATTGGCTCCAAGATCGTGGTGGAAACCGCCCGGGATTGGGAGCGCGTTAACCCGTCGGTGCGCAATCGCCTGAACGAGTTGACCAAGATCGCCACGCAGAACGCCATTCTGTCCACCGGCCTGAACCGGGAGTGGGTGATTCAGCGCCTGATGACGGTGGCCGACCGCTGTATGCAGGCCGAGCCGGTGTTGAACAAGCAGGGTGAGCCGACGGGTGAGTACACGTTTGACGCTTCTGGCGCTAATCAGGCGCTGAGGATGCTGGGCGACACGCTGGGCCTGTTCAAACCCGCCGAAAAGAAGCCTGAAGACGACTATGCGTCACTGTCTGACGAGGAAATCGCGCGCATCGCCGCCGAACTGGCCCACCAAACGGGGCTGCTGGAGTTCAAAAAGCCCGACGATGTGATCGACGTTGCATGAGCACCGCCGCATTGCCCGAGTCGCTGCGCAACCTGCCGCCCAAAATTGCGCTGCTGAAGCTGGCTCAGGAACTGAAAAGGCGGCAGGACCGCAACAAGCTGGCGCGCTACCAGCCTTACCCAAAGCAAAAGGAGTTTCACGCGCGTGGCGCTTCTTACCGTGAGCGCTTGTTCCGCGCGGGCAACCAGTTGGGCAAGACCTGGAGTTCGGCCTACGAGATTGCTTTTCACCTAACCGGCCTGTACCCGGACTGGTGGACGGGCAAGCGTTGGAGCCGGGGCGTGACGGGCTGGGCTTTGGGTGAGTCCATGGAATCCACCCGTGACACGCTGCAACGCTTGGTGTTGGGCCGCCCGGGTGAGTGGGGCACCGGCACCATTCCGTTCAACAGCATCATCGGTGAGCCCAAGCGGGCGCAGGGCATCGCCGATTCGGTGGACTGTGTGTTCGTGCGGCACGTCTCGGGTGGTATCAGCCGCCTGTACTTCAAGTCCTACGAGAAGGGCCGCTCCAAGTTGCAGGGCGAGACGCTGGACTTTGCCGCCCTGGACGAAGAACCGCCCATCGACATTTACACCGAGGTGCTGACGCGCACCAACGCGACCAAGGGCATTGTGTGGATCACGTTCACGCCGCTGCTGGGCATGTCGGAGGTGGTGCGGCTGTTCCTGCAAAACCCGACGCCAGATCGGTCGGACACGAACATGACGATCGACGATGTGGGCCACTACACGAAAGAGGACCGCGACCGCATTGTGGCCAGCTACCCGGAGCATGAACGGGAGGCCCGGGCCAAGGGCATTCCGATTCTGGGCAGTGGCCGGGTGTGGCCGATTGCCGAGTCGGCCATCACGGTGCAGCCGTTTGAGTTACCGGACCACTGGCCGCGCATTTGCGGGGTGGACTTTGGCATTGACCACCCGAGCGCGGGGGCTTGGCTGGCTTGGGACCGGGACACAGACACGACCTACCTGTACGACACCTACCGCGTGAGCAATGAGACGCCCACGCAGATCGTGCCGCGCATCAATCAACGCGGAACATGGATACCGGTGGCGTGGCCAGCCGATGGATTGCAACGATCCAAGGGAGACGGCATTCAGTTGGCCGACCAATACCGGAACCACGGCGCGAACATGCTGCACGAGTACGCGCAACTGCCCGAGACCGGCGACGAGGAAGGCAAGAAATCGAGCCGAACGTCGGTGGAGGCGGGGGTGATGGCCATGTTCGAAGACATGAAGTCGGGCAAGTTCAAGGTGTTTGCTGGCCTGGAGGACTGGTTTTCAGAGTTCCGGCTGTATCACCGCAAAGACGGCCAGATCGTGAAGCTGCAAGACGACTTGCTGAGCGCCACGCGCTACGCCTATGTGATGAAGCGCTATGCCGCGACACCGCCCGACCCGCAAAAAACCATGCTCAACCCCAGGCGTGACTTCAATTGGCGGGTTTGAGTGTTTGCAGGTCAAATAGCGAGGCCAACACCAGAATACCGTAGGGAAAATGCAAAACCGGACGCACCTATGCCCATTGGCGACATTCAACTGACCAGCGCGGCGCTACCGAATGGCGGTGAGATGGCGCGTCAAATGCCCACCCAGACGACACCCGACGCACCCAAGGCGCGCAAGGGTGTGGTGATCGGTGAAATGCCCACCGACAAGGGGGACGCTGAAGAACTGGACGACACCGCGCTGCCGCGTGAGACGGTCGAGCAGTTTTTGTGGGAGGTCAAGCACCAACCGAACTGGCGCCGGGAAGCCGACCGCTCTGCCGACTTCTACGACGGCAACCAACTGACGCCCGAAGACGTTGAAACACTCAAGGAGCGGGGCCAGCCGCCGCTGATCACGAACATCATCAAGCCCACCATCGACACGGTGTTGGGCATCGAGGCCAAGAGCCGCTCCGATTGGATGGTGCGGCCTGAAGACGACGAGGAATGCCCGCCTGAACTGGCCGAGGCTTTGTCGGTCAAGCTCAAGCACGCTGAAACCGAGTCGCGGGCCGACCGCGCGGTGTCGGATGCCTACGCCGCGCAGATCAAGGCGGGGCTGGGCTGGGTGGAAGTGGCCGCTGAGCACGATCCGTTCCGCTGCCCGTACCGGGTCAAGTACGTGCACCGACGGGAAATCTTCTGGGATTGGCGCGCTGAGCAGCCGGATCTGTCCGATGCGCGCTATCTGGTGCGCCGCCGCTGGCTGGAACTGGACCACGCCATTGCGCTGATGCCGCAGTACGCGACGCTGTTTCGCATGACCGTGGGGGGCTGGGCCGGGTTCGATCCGATGCTGGAGCAGGACAGCCGCTTGGTGCAGTCGTGGGAGATTGAGCGCGACACCCGCATCGAGGCCACGGACTGGCGCGACATTCAGCGCGAGCGGATCTGCCTGTACGAGATTTGGTATCGCAAGTGGGTGCGCGGCTATGTGATGACGCTGCCCAACGGCACGGTGATGGAAGTGGACTTCAACAACCCGCGCCACAACGAGGCCATCATCGCGGGCATTGCCCAGGTCAAGCAGGCTACGTTCCAGAAGGTGCGGCTGGCGTGGTACACCGGCCCGCACTTCCTCTACGACGTGCCGAGCCCGTACCAGCACGGTCATTTCCCCTATGTGCCGTTCTTTGGCCACCGGGAGGATCTGACCAATGTGCCCTACGGCTTGATTCGGTCGATGATCAGCCCGCAGCAGGAAATCAACGCCCGCAAGTCGAAGATGCTGTGGTCTCTGAACAGCCGCCGCGTGGTGGCCGATTCGGACGCGGTGCTGGACCATGCCAACGCGGCCAAGGAAGTGGCGCGGCCAGATGCTTACGTGATCCTGAACGCGAACCGCAAGCCGCAGTCCACTTTCCGGGTGGAGCCCGGTGGCGACTTGGCATCGCAGCAGTTCCAGGTGATGCAAGAGGCCAAGCAGGAAATCTCCGAAGCCTCCGGGGTGCACAAGTCCATGCAGGGCCAGCAGTCGGGCGCCACGTCGGGCTTGGCCATCAATTCGTTGATCGAGCAGGGCCTGAACACCCTGGCCGAAATCAATGACAACTTCCGGTATTCCCGCCGCTTGGTGGGTGAAATGCTGTTTGAACTGGTCAAGCAGCGCCTGTTGCAAGGCCCTGCCAAGGTGACGATAGGCGAGGGCAAGAAGAAGCGCGCGATTTTGCTGAACCAGCCGGTGATGGACCCCGAGACGGGCCAGCCGGTGACGCTCAACGACGTGGCGCGCGTCAAGGCCAAGGTGGTGCTGGACGATGTGCCGAGCACGCCCACTTATCGGATGCAGCAGCTTCAGATGCTGACCGAGGTCACGAAGTCGCTGCCACCGCAAATCCAGGCATTCGTGATCGACTTCGTGATCGAGGCGACCGACTTGCCCAACCGCCACGAGTTGGCCGACCGGCTGCGCGCTGCGGTGGGCATTGCCGACGACGAGCAGCAGCAGGCCCAGGCCGAAGCCCAGGCGCAGGCCAATGCCATGCAGGAAGACATGGCGCGCAAGACTTTTGTGCTGGACGCGGCTGAGCGGGCCGCCCGCATTCGCAAGCTCAACGCGGAGGCGGCCAAGGTTCAGACCGAGACGGCGCGCAGCCGCCTGGAGCCGATTGTGCAGACCCCGCGCATCGGGGTGTCAGAGCCCACCATTCAGTGAATGTCTCCTTGAGTGATCTTAGACCCGCTTCGGCGGGTCTTTTTTTTGGGTATAGCGCAAGTGCATAACAGTCG